CATAGACCCGGCAATATAGGACACGACCTTGAGACAGAAGAGAAGATCAGGGAACTGGGGCCGACAAGATACGCCACAATCGTACAATTTTATATAGAGAAGCATAACGGCGACTTGGCGATTCAGGAAGTTCAACAGGATCGTGCCGTCAAATTGTCACAGATACCCAATCAGGCGGATGTGGATAGAAAGCACTTTTGGGAGCCTTTCGATTACGAAAAGTACAATGTGTTGAGGTTTGAATTTCCGTATGGACCTAAAGATATCAAATATGGAGCAAACGCTCTTGAATATTCTGAGGTTATGCGTCCCAGTCGTAAGCCGTTGCTTCGATCAAAGTTTCCAAAAAATCGCACGGTTGCTTTCACTGCTGTAATTGCCGACAAGGAGAGTCACGGATTGGTGTCTTGTGAGGATCAATTGGCGACTCTGTATGCAATGGCAGAACAGGATAAAGACTTGACTTTCTCTCACGGGGGAATAGCGTTGCCGTTCCACGTTAGGATAACTGGTTTAACTGTTACGGCGCGACAACGCACCAAAACTGGTTTGATAACACAAGCGAAGATTCAAATGAATCTCAAAGAATCTATTTCAATTAATCAAGAAATTGTTTTCATGACTGCTGTTCCACATGAGCCAAAAATAATAGTTACCGCTGGTACGAACCCCGGTGGAAGACCAGAAGGTGGGAGCTTTGAGGATCAGGGTGGACTTCCACCCGCTGGCGGCGTTACGACTGCTTCCGGCGGTGTTCCTTTGGAAGCGGGCAGTGTGGATCCTGCTGACCGTCATTTCTTTGGCGATACTTCTAAACTGTTAAATGCTGATGGAGAGAATGTGGTTCCGGACGATCCGCGTTGGAATGGGGGGCCGCTTGTTTCTAAAGGATATCACGGTTAAATCTCATGGAGATTGTTGATAATTTTCTTATTTCTCATACTGATTCTAATCGTCAAACAGAGATCAATGAGTCGATCATCCGTATGTCTTGTGATTTGACGATGGATATGACAACGCAGTTGTCACTTGATGTTTATGATCCGAATTTCAAGATGTTTAAGAACAACTATTTTCAGATTCGTCGTCCTTGTTCGTATGCCGGTTATGCATATGAGATTGCTGCTGTTGAAATGGTTCGTAATCCCAGTCAACAGGACACTGTGAATGTTACTTGTCGTTCACAAGCGGTTCAGAAATTGAAGCGGGAAAAAGGACAAAAAACTTGGACAGGTATTTCGGCGTCAACATTTGCTAAGCAGGTTGCAGATGAACATGATCTGCAATATTTTATTCAGACGAGTGATAATAAAGATTCGATCACTCGTCAACAGTCGGAAGACATTGATGAGAATACTTGGCAAGTATTGATGCGATTGGCTGGTGAATTGGAATATGTGGTTTTTGAGTCTTACGGTATGTTGTTTTTTACGTCAATGGAATTTTTGTTAGACCGCCAGCCGGGAATCGAATGCGATCTTGAATCAACCGCAGAAGATGATCCGTGGTTTTTGCACAGTGTTTCTTTCCGGGCTAGTGATGATTCTTTTGCGGGATCGACATGTAGTTTTCAGGTGGGTAGAAAAAATGGGCAGACTCTTCGTCCGGGTTTCAATGTCAAATTCAAAAATGCTGGAATATTTGGCGAGAGAAAGTATCTGATTTCTTCTGTGACATGGGCAGTGGGTAACAATCAGCCGGTGGCAGTTCAGGCGAGAACTTTAGTTGAGACAGAAGATACAGTCGCTGATGGTTATGGTGAGGGTAGTAATTCAGGTACATCTCTTGGATTGGGAGTGGTTCCTTGGGGTTCGCGAGATCTGAAAAGGGGAATGAGAGGAACGGATGTTAAAAGGTTGCAACTTGAAGTCGGTGTGCCAAGTTATGACCATGATGGAATATTCGGTCCGCAAACAGAAGGCTATGTTAAAAACTGGCAGTCTGTGAATGAATTAGGAACAAGGACAGTTACCAATGTTTCTGATGTGGATCCTGCTGACCGTCATTTCTTTGGTGCTACTACTGAAATTGTTACTTGGGTTGGGGACGGGATCATTGATGCAAATGATTGGAACTTCCTAAATAACGTACCAGTGACTTATAGGAATTTAATGCCGGTAGTGGAAGGTGTAGCCCAAAGTGTTGTGATGTTGACTGGTGGATATAGTTCTGCGACTAATAGCGAAGAAGAGGCTGATTTTGTTATAGATACCACAACTCGTAGTTTTCAAGAACATCCAAATGGTTCTGTTAAAGAAGTAGCGCCACGCGTGAAAAAGTCAGATGAGCCAGTGGATACTTTTTCTCCTGAAGCCAGAAGGTTTTACTGGTAATGGTAGGACGACCGATCACACCGCAGAAAAGTCGTGCCAAACCGGGTACGAATAAAGGATTCTGGCAGGCAGAGGTAATGAAGGTAACTACTGCCGTCAATGACCCTTATCAGGTGTTTATCAAAATTGAACGTTTAGGGGTTGGGATCAACGATCCTGTTCCCGCAGATTATGTTGGTTCTCCCCCAAGAGTCGGTGATGTCCTGTGGTGTACATTCGTTGAAAACCGTCACGACGATTACCTGATCTTCAACACCCAGCATCAAGCCAAAGATGACATGAGTGCAGGGGTTGTTCGTTTTGGTGGACAGACCGAACAGTTCGGGGTAACGATGAAAATCGACCCCACGGAGTATGTCGGATCCAACCGTGCATCTATCCAGATGCACGAAACAATAATGGGAGCAGGCTCTACCACCACCCACAAGGGGGACTGGTACGTCTATGACAATAGCAACTCTAAGTGGAACCTGCACCATACCGGCCATGACAATGTAGCCGCGGGTGGGCTGACCGTCAGGGCCACAGGCACGCACACGCAGGGCACTGCTGGCACGTTTGAGCGGTACATCCAGTTCACTCCGACCTATGACTGGAGTGGGTACGAACGGGGTGGCATCTTTATTAACAACCAGTACACCGACTTCTCGTTCTTCGGAACGGTGTATCAGTACGGTTGCCATCCTCTCTCAAACAATGCGTACAGCCTTGGTTACGCCAGCAGCCGATGGAGCGAGGTGTTCGCTGTTAATGGGACAATAAACACATCCGATGAGAACCAGAAAACAGACATCGCTGACTCCGATCTGGGGCTGGATTTCATCAATGCGCTACGGCCTGTGAAATTCAAGTGGATCGAAACTGAGGGAAGAGCAGGTGTCAGGACGCACTACGGCCTACTGGGACAGGAGGTCGAAACAGTGTTAGGGGGCGCTGCTTCCGACACGGCTATTTGGATTAATGCACTGATTGAAGCACATCCTGAGATGGAGGCTGACCCTGAACGCAATGTCCCCCACGTTGCTGCCGTGGAAGAGCACTATGAGCAGGGATTGCGGTACACAGAATTGATTTCACCTATGATCAAAGCAGTACAAGAGTTAACTGCCCGCGTTGCCGCTTTGGAAGCCGGTTAGAAAGTATACTAATTCAGAAAACAACTATACCTAGTGAGGTGTTTAAAGTGTCATTGCCAGCAAAGAAGAATGTTGATCTTTCGCTGCTTCATCCACGTTTCGTACAACGGTTGGAAGCCTTCTTTAGAGATCCGCGTATTAGCGGTCGTGTAAGGATTACAAGTGGTTGTCGAACTTATGCAAAGCAGAAATATTTTTATGATGGCTATAAAAATCGTAAGGCTGGATTTAACTTAGCCGCAAATCCGGATCGTCGGTTTGGGCCTAAAGCCTTAAATGGTGTCGGCATTTGGCGTGGAAGTTGGCACATGGAACAGGACGACGGATTTTGCTACGCGGTCGATTTTGGATTGTGTGGTAGTGGAATTAAAAAGTGGGAAGTGAATAATATTGCGAAAGAGTATGGTTTGCATCCGACGGTTCGTGGTGAATGGTGGCATCATCAGCCGCGGGCTTCTACTGAGTGGTTTGATGCTCCCGCATTGGCTCAGGGTGGTGTTAAGGAAGAAGTCAAAGAACCAGTCATGGATTGGGCAGCATTGGTTAGGTATCACAATGCTCTTACTGCTGAAATCAGGACGAATCCGATTCGGAGGAAAGAGCGTTCGGATCGGGTGAAGGTGTTGCAGCGTCGGTTGGGGGCTTTGGGTATTGATTGCGGAAAGATCGACGGGATCTTTGGTTGGAGAACTAAAAGGAAGGTCAAGCAGTTTCAGCGAATCAACCGTCTGACGAGGGACGGGGTTGTTGGGCCGAGAACGTGGGATGAAATGTGGGGGAGTGAGCCTTTGTCGTAGTTTTCTTTCCGTGGTTGTTGGTGAAGGCAGGCTAAAATCTGCATGTCGTAGATCTTAGAGTAGGCTTATATGGACGTTTTATCTATACCGTTGTCGATAGATTCAAGTGGCGGATTTAAGCATGTTGATACTGCTAGTGACGAGTATAAGGCTGAACAGGTTCAAGTATTTGTTTTAACAAACAAGGGTGAGCGTCAGTCGTGGCCGACGTTCGGTGTGACCGATCCTACCTTCGACAACATGCAAGAGGAAGACATCTTGGAAGAGTTTTCAACATTCTATGGATCATCCATTATGTTGGATCGTGTCAACATTATTAAGCGTGAGGGCAAGGTCGATAGAATAGAAGTCAATTTTCTTTAGGAGTTTATTATGGCATCTCCAGATTTTAGTGATTATGTAGATTTGACTCCTTTTGATACAACTGTCTCTTCGATTTTGGAGGAGAGCATCACGCAGGCTCGCGCTTTGATTCCAAGTTGGGAACCTCGCGTCGGGCAAATGGAAACGACTTTGTTGGAAGCGACGGCGTATCAAACGGCGACTTTGGCGAATGCTGCGAATCGTTTGCCTGCTGCGACTGTGGAAACATTGTTGAAGTTGTATGGGATTAACCGTTCCAATGGTGTGAAGGCGACTGCAACCATAACGATCAACTTCACTGATACTGCTGGTTACACGGTTCCTGCTAGCACTCCATTTGCTTATTACGGCAATGCCGGTGAAGTTCTGGTGTACTTGTTGGATGCTGCTCAAACTGTGAGTGCGGGTGCATCGCAACTTACTTTGTCTCCTGTTACGGCTCAGGCCGTTGGGTCGGCGTATAACAATCCTGCGAATGGAAGTGTCTTGCAGGTACTGGCAACGGTTCCTTATATTTCTTCAGTTGTTTTTGATGCTAAGCCTGCTACGGGAACGGACGCTGAATCAGATACGACGTACTTTTCTAGAGCCGTAACGGTCTTGGCTGGATATTCCGCAGCGTTGGCAACCGAGGCTCAAATTCAAAGTTATGTGTTGTCGAATTATCCGACTACTGGTTTCCGTGCAAAAACGTACAATAAGCGACGGTACGCGGATAGAAACATGGTGACTGGTGGAGCGGAACATGCTGCTTACATTTTGTTGTCTCTTGCTAGTGAGAATGTGAATGGGTATTCCCGTTCGGTCAATGATGCGACTCTCGCTGCTGCGGATTTGGCAACTATTGCTACTGCTCTAAACGAGAAGGTTGCTACTGGGCTTTCTATCGAAGTTCATAATGCAGAATTGGTTGGCATCGGCGTGACGGTGGAGGTTTACAAAACCACTGTGGCGGCGACTGGAACGGTGAATACAGCCGTTCAGACAGCGCTGAGAACGTATTTGGATTCCGACACTTGGGATTGGGACCGAGTGGTTCGACAAAATGAAATCATTAGTTTGGTGGATGGGGTCGCAGGTGTTGATTATGTCAAGTCTGTGTCACTATCTCTGCCGGAGGAAACAGTTGCTTGTGCAACTACGGCAAACTTGGGCGCTACATATGCCAATGGAACTCTTGGGGTCGGCGCAACATTGACGAACAGCGGCAGTCAGGCTGCGTTCACTGTTGATGGAGTTACCCCGGCTGAAGATTCTCGTATCTTGGTCAAAGATCAAAGCAATGCTTTTGAGAACGGTATTTATACCTTGTCAACAGCCGGTACAGGTTCGACCAATTGGGTTTTGACTAGGGCAACAGATGCAGATGTTGTTGGTGAAATGTGTGTTGACAGGTTTGTTTGGATCACAGCAGGTACGGCCAATGCCAATGAAGGGTGGTCTTGCAGTGTTGCTCCTACGACAATGGGAGCGGGTACTACAACCTT